GCATCTACTCTAAGGAAGCTGGTATTGCACTTGCTAAAGAAGCTGACAAGAACATTCTCCGTCAGGCTCTGAAGGCTGCGTTGTCAACCAACGCTATCCGTGGTGCTGCACTGATCCAGAACTACTCAGCGTTTGCTGAAGAAGACTTCACAGCTAACGTCAACATTGGTACAGCTACTGCTGACTCTCTTGACCCTGCAAAGCTGGCTAAGTCTATCTTTGATGCGAAGAAAGAGTTCGATGTCAAGTCTGTAACTTCTGACGGAGCTTTCGTAGTTCTCCCACCTTCACAGTACTATGCGTTGATGGATGTAACTGATGGCTCAAAGCTGACATTTATGAACCGTGATTTCGGTGGTAATGGTTCAATCGCTTCTGCGACTGTTCCAACAATTGCTGGTATGCCTGTGTATATGTCTAACCACCTTGTAACCGCAGACCTTCTTGAGGTTGCTGGCGTTAACAAGGGTCAGTCAAAGGGTCAACGCCCACTGGCTAACACTGCTGGTTCAGGCCGTACAACTGCATACGACATTACTAACACAACCACAGATGGTGTTAACCTTGTTGACATTGCTGCTAAGTGTCGTGGTCTAGTAATGACACAAGACGCAGTTGCTAGTGTTAAGCTGATGGACTTGGGCGTAGAGTCCGAGTATCAAATTAACCGTCAAGGCACACTGATGGTGGCAAAATACGCAATGGGGCATAACGTCCTGCGTCCTGCTGCTGCTATCGCACTGCTTGAAGTGTAATTAAGAGAAGGGGGTGGCTTAACAGCTACTCCCTTTTTTCATTGGAGATATAAATGTCAAACAAATATAAAAAACCAATGCCCCTGCCTAAACCAAAGCCTAAACTGCAAAAATCTACTAATGAACAAACAGGGGCTACTCGTGGTGACGCAGACATGAAGTCTGCTTATATGCAGGAAGCCATGCAGAAGGCTAAAGAAGAGCAACGCCGCCGCGCAGAAGCTGAAAGACTCAAAGCTATGCAGAAAGAAATAGAACGCCGTAGAAAAGAAGCTGAAAAGAAGCGTTCTTCTAAGGGTGGTTTAGGTACAGCCCCTAAACAACAAGAGGCTGCTGAGAATAAATCTCTTAAACAACGTATGAAAAAGTATAAGAAGAATAACTAATGGCTATAACGTACCGTGGAGAAACTTTTGCAGGGTACAATAAACCTAAGCGTACACCTAAACATCCTACAAAGTCCCATGCGGTACTAGCTAAAGAAGGCGAGACCATTAAGCTCATTCGCTTTGGGCAGCAGGGTGTCAAGGGTGCAGGTAAAAACCCTACATCAGCAAAAGATAAAGCGCGTAAAAAGTCTTACTATGCAAGACATAACGCACAGGGAAAGCCAACATCAAAGCTTTCTGCTAAATACTGGTCACACAAAGTTAAGTGGTGATCTACAAGAATTTTAAACGGAGACCTTCATGGCACCAACAACCAAGCTAGAAGCAGTTAATACTATGCTCTCAGCTATTGGCGAAGCCCCAGTTACACAATTGAACTCTGGCTTGGTTGAAGCTGATATTGCCGAAACTATCCTTGAATCTGTTAACCGTGAGGTGCAGGGCCAAGGTTATCATTTCAACAGAGAACTGGATGTAACATTTAATCCTGACTCAAATAACAATATTGTATTACCTTCCAACATATTACGAGCAGACACTACTGCTAAGTCATCTAATCTAGACCTCATTCAACGTGGTCTAAAAATGTATGATAGAAAAACTAATACTTTTAATATTACAGAAACAGTCTATCTAGACTTAGTTGTTTTATTAGTCTTTGAAGATTGTCCTGAAGTTGCTAAGCGTTATATTACAATTAGGGCTGCTAGGATATTCCTTGATCGTGTGGTAGGTTCTACTACCTTGCATGGGTTCACTGAGAAAGATGAAGCTACTGCTTTATTAGAGATTCGTGACATGGAAGCAGAAGGACAAGACTTTAGTATCTTCAATAACTATGACACGTATAGTATCATTGATAGAATTGCATCACAGAGGACTATAACCTAATGGCACTCGTTAGCACATCCATTCCAAACCTTATTAATGGCGTATCTCAACAGCCACCTTCTGTTCGTTTGCCAACACAATCCGAAGTTCAAGAGAATGGACTGTCTAGCGTTTCAGAGGGTTTGAAGAAGAGACCCCCAACAGAACATAAAGATTTTTTCTTATCAGGATTGTCAGCACAAAAACAAACAGATATGACTGACGCCTATTTCCACCCTATTCGTAACTCAGATAACAGCTTACATTTCTTATTGATTGAGAAAGATGGAACCATGACTATCACTGATAGTACTGGAACTACTAAACCTATTACTAACAATGGAGCTAGTTATCTTTCCGGCTTAACAAACCCACGACAACAGTTAACAGCCACTACTGTAGCTGACTACACCTTCTTTGTTAATAAGACTAAGGTAGTTGCTAAGACAGCTACTAAGTCATCTACACGTAATCCTGAGGCACTTATATACGTAGCCAAGTCTGATTATGCTGTGACATACACTGTCACTATAACTAAGGGTGGTACTGTATATACCAGAGAAATCACCACAAAGGCATCTGTACAGGCTAGTACAGCTAATTCTCAACTAGCAGAAGAGTCAATCCAAACAGATAGGATTGCAACAAACTTAATCTTTACTAACGCAGTTGATTCTACTAGATATGGTGGCATAGCAGGTGCTATTACAATAGCGGGTCTTAGTTTCGTACAGTACGGTAACGTCGTTCACGTTCTTGGAGCTACTGCTAGTGACCAGTTTGACATCTCTGTAAACGATAGTAGAGGTAATGAAAGCCTTAGAGCCTTTAAGGGAGAAACCCCTGACTTTAAGAAACTTCCAGTAGAAGCACCGCTTGACTTTGTTATCCTAGTTTCTGGTGATAACCAAAAAGGGCAGGATGACTACTATGTAAAGTACACACGTAATGTAACTAATGGTCAGGGTGTATGGAAAGAAACTGTGGAGCCTGATACTGATATTGAATTAGATGCAGCAACTATGCCGCATACCTTAATATATGATGGCACCTCTTATACTTTTGGCCCAGCAACCTACGAGAATAAAACAGTAGGCTCTGATCTTACAAATCCTTTTCCGTCTTTCTTAGGCAACACCATTAACGATGTGTTCTTCCATAGGAATAGACTAGGGTTTCTAGCAGATGAGAATGTAATCTTTAGTGAAGCAGGTGAATACTTCAACTTCTTCCTTAAAACTGTTCTTACATTAGTAGACAGTGCTACCATTGACGTAGCAGTTTCTAATAACCAAGTGTCTATTCTAAGACACGCTGTACCCTTTAATGAGAACTTGCTTTTATTCTCAGATTACTCACAGTTTAAGTTAACTGCTAATGGTACACTAACCCCACAAACTGTGTCCATTGATGTGACCACACGTTTTGAGGCTAGTCTAGAAGCTAAACCTGTAGGTGCTGGTAAGTATGTATACTTCCCCACTACCAAGGGTTCCTTTGCAGGTATTCGAGAGTACTTTGTAGATACAGAAACAGAAACAAATGATGCTAATGAAATTACGGCGCATGTTCCTGAGTATCTTGAAGGTACTGCTATTTCTATGACAGCAGCCTCTAATGAAGATATGCTTATAGTACTAACAGATACTAACCGTTCAGAGGTTTACCCTTACAGATACTTCTGGTCAGGCAGAGAGAAACTTCAATCCTCTTGGTCTAAGTGGACATTTAGTGGTACTGTTTTAGGTGTTGAGTTTGATAAGTCAGACATCTTCCTAGCCATTCAGTATGCTGATAAGGTTGCTCTAGAAAGAATAAACTTATCCTTAGATGATAGCTTGGTAGCTGATACATCTTTTCCTGTCTTACTAGATAGGCGGGTACGTCTTACTGGTGCTGATACAATTCCATACACTGCTGCTAATACTACTTACGTAACAGACGCTGGTTCCATTGTAACTGCTGCCGCTGCCCTTACCTATCAGGGTACAGGTGGTGTAGTATATGCAGGAGTACCCTATACTTTTCTTTATGAGTTCTCAGAACAACTAATGAAAAACAATAATGCCTCTGTTACTACAGGTAGACTACAGATTAAGAGTATGGCTGTAGTATACTCAGATACTGGGTTCTTTACGATAACCGTTGTTCCACATAAGACACTTCCTGTTGCTGTACGTAAGACTTATACACGTGCTTTCACAGGTAGGTTAATTGGTGCTGGTACAAACATATTAGGACAAATACCCTTAGACAGTGGAAGTTATAGTTTTGGTGTACAGGCTAATTCTAGGAACGCTCAGATACAAATATCAAGCGATAGTTTTTTACCGTGTATATTTCAGAGTGCAGAATTAGAATCTGAATTTGTCTTGAGATCAAGAAGGATGTAATATGAAAGCTCACTATAGACTTTACAAAGAAACCGATATTAACACAGTAGCCTCTAATATGTGCGAAGCTGATGTAACAGAGCTATCGTTATCTGATGGCCTAAACCCTCTAGCAGCCTTACAAAGAGCTTGTGAAAAATCACATGAAGTTAATACTATGGTTTCTCCTAGTGGAGAACTACTAGGAATGTTTGGTCTTAGTTTTATTGATGAGCATACAGGAAGTCCTTGGATGCTTTCTACTGGCAAACTAAACAAATATTACATTCAGTTTCTACGAAGCAGTCATAACTGGGTAATAGAAGCTAACAACAAAAGAAACTTACTTGTAAATTATGTTCACGTAGAAAACAAATTAGCTATAAAATGGTTACAATTTTTAGGCTTTAGTTTTTTACGTGAACTACAATACGGTAAAAGTAAAGCTCCCTTTTATGAATTTGTGAGGATAAAATAATGTGTGGCCCAGCAGCAGCAGCAGCCGGATTAGCAATCGCTGGCGGTGTTATGGAATGGCAAGAAGCTAATGCAAATTATTCAGCGCAAGTAGATGCTAATAATAAAACTCGTGTTAGTGCAGTCAAATCTAGAGACTTACAGATAAGTCAAACACAGTTAAAAAACCAACAAGAACAAGACCAATTAGCAGATGAAAAGTTTGATAACTTACTTAAAGGTATTGAAACAAGTTCTGCATTTAGAACAGCAGCAGGAGAAGACAACATTGTCGGGCGTTCTATTCAACACGCCATGAACGACAGAGTTGCAGATCGACTGCGTAACAGTAGTAAGATTTCAACCCAGTCTAACTACATCAACCAGCAAGCAGGTATAGATGCTCAGGGTATCCAAGCACAGCTTGAGGGACGCTTAGCTAGTGTTGTAGACCCAATTAAACCTAATGCAACTGCCGCTATTGTTAAGACAAGTTCAAGTGCTTTAGGTGCTTATGGCGGTGTAGGAGGTGATACCACATGGGGCGAAGTATTTACAGCTTAGGAGACACAAATGGCAACAACATCTAAAAGAAGTCAGGTGAGTAAGTTAGATACGATTAAGTCTAACACACCTGTAGCTAGAGGCGTAGATACATTTGTGTCTTATCGCCCACCTGCAAAGAAAACAGGTGCTAGTGATTTAATTCAAGCCTTGTCTAGTTTTGCTCCACAAGTAGGTAAGTATGCACAGGCTAACAGAGATAAACAAGAATTAGTCGAAAAGAACACGCTTGAAAAAGAGTTTGTACTAAACCCAGATGCAACCATAAAGAAGTTTATGGCTGGTGGGTTTGAAGATACAATGACCCCTACCCAAGTACTAGCGGGTGAACACGTGGGTAAAGCACTAGCTCGTCAGTGGAAATCTA